ACAGCAGTTATACTTATAATGTTTAATTATTATTTCCCTGATCTTCTATTCCATCCAATGTCATGAAAGCAATCTTTAATTACCTAAAAGAAATTAAAGACACTGCAAAGTATATGTGGCAAGGGTTAGAAGTAACCTTTGACCATATGAGAAGGAGACCTGTAACTATACAGTATCCTTATGAAAAATTAATTCCATCGGAGAGATATCGTGGTCGTATTCATTACGAGTTTGACAAGTGTATTGCTTGTGAGGTATGTGTTAGAGTATGTCCAATTAATTTACCAGTCGTTGACTGGGTGATGAATAAGCAAACAAAAAAGAAAGAACTTAGAAATTATTCTATTGACTTTGGAGCTTGCATTTTTTGTGGAAATTGTGTAGAATATTGTCCTACCAACTGTCTATCGATGACAGAAGAATATGAACTTTCTACATTTGACAGGCACTCACTTAACTTTGATAATGTCGCTCTTGGACGATTGCCCACTTCTGTTACAAGTGATCCCTCAGTTAGGGCAATGCGTGAACTTGCTTATTTACCAAAAGGAGAAATGGATCCGCATGAAGTACCCAATAGTAAACCCCGTGTAGGTGCAAGATGACAAAACCTTATGATGACTCCAACTGGAGAGAAGAATATAAAAGTTACACAAGCAACAAAAGACATCTTGAACTACTAGAGAATGGACCTAAAAGTTTATCTCAATCATGGGTGTTAGGTGCATTGTATGGTAACTGGAAGAAGATGAAGGGATATGATAAATTAGATCCAAAAGAAAATGAAGGTCAATTACAATCATCCATGAAGGAGTTTTTTCAAAAACAAAAAGACCAAGGTATATGACAATTTACAAACTGTCCATGAGGGGGTTTAAAACCCCCTTTTTTAGTCTATACTAAGTTCATTGAAACGAACCACATTATGACATTCGAGATTAAAATGACAAAAGAAGAAATCATAGATGGATTGAGAAGCACATATGGTACAGAGTTCACTGCTGGTGATGTTCGTGGATTTTGTGCTGCTAATGATATTGCTTATCAAACTGTTACTAAAAAAATCAAACAGTTTTCTGTTGGTCGTGGTAAGTGGAATCTAGAAGTTACCACTAAAGCAGTTCAAAATATAGAGAAGTCTTATAGTGCTCCAGCAGTAGAACCAGTGAGTGAAAAGAATTTGGTTCCAACTCCTGATTCTACATTTGTTAAATTTGGTGCGTTCAATGATCTCAAAAAGATACTTCAATCTGAACAGTTCTATCCTACATTTATTACAGGATTATCTGGTAATGGTAAGACATTCTCTGTAGAGCAAGCATGTGCTCAGTTAAAGAGAGAGATCATTCGAGTAAATATCACAATCGAAACTGATGAAGATGATTTGATTGGTGGTTTCCGTCTTATTGGTGGTGACACTGTATGGCATAATGGTCCTGTCATTGAAGCACTTGAACGAGGAGCAATTTTGTTACTTGATGAGATCGATCTAGCATCAAACAAGATTCTATGTTTGCAACCTATTCTTGAGGGTAAGGGTATCTTTCTTAAGAAGATTGGTAAATTTGTAGAACCAGCAGCAGGATTCAATGTAGTTGCTACTGCAAACACAAAGGGTAAAGGATCCGACGACGGTAGATTTATTGGTACTAACGTACTTAATGAAGCATTCCTCGAAAGATTTCCTGTGACCTTTGAGCAAGACTATCCAGCACCTTCTGTAGAGAAGAAGATTCTTGGTGGAGTGGCTGCTAATCTTGGCATCACTGATACTGACTTCATCGCACATCTTGTAGATTGGGGTGACATCATCCGTAAAACATTCTATGATGGTGGTATCGATGAGATCATCAGCACTCGTCGTTTGGTTCACATCGTTCGTGCATACAGTATCTTTAATGATAAGATGAAAGCAATTCAAGTTTGTGTTAATCGTTTCGATGATGAAACAAAGCAAGCATTCCTTGAATTATATGATAAAGTAGATGCAGATGTAGAGTTGCCAAATCAGGAGGTATGATGTATGATTAATGCATGGAGCTTACTTTATGACGAAATTTATGGAGATGATGAGATGACTGACAATACAATTACACCACAAGAAAGTGATGAGTATGATCCTATCGTTACGGTAGGATCTGGAAACACTGCTTCAGTATTTAATACCTCTTTCTCTGTTGATCCAACTGAGGATATTAATATAAGTATCGATACCAGTGACTATACTACTGGTAGTGTTAACTTTGATACTTTAAATCTAACAGTTCCTGATCCTGATAGTTGGATCTATGAATCCCCTGATGGTGGTGAAACTGTAACTAGAAGAAAAAGTGGTTCTTTGGATAAGGAGGTACTTCAAGGTGACTACTTTAATAATACACCTGGAATAAAAGATCCTTCTACTAGAAAATATAAAGAAGATGAGTCCATCAAAGCTCTTCAGGATTATATTTCTACCACTTATGGTGGACACTATACTTCTGACACTAATGATGTCCAGACACTTGACCTTATAGAATCTGTAGGAGATGCAGAATCATTCTGTCGTTCTAATGCAATCAAGTATCTAAGTAGATACGATAAGAAGGGACAAGCAAAACGTGATATACTAAAAGCACTACACTATTCACTCCTACTTTATCACTTCAGTGGGCAACTAAAAGAAACAACTACCCGTGGTTATGAAACTTTCTAAGAACACATTAAAAATCCTAGAAAACTTTAAGGATATTAATCAGTCGATGCTTTTCAAAAAAGGTAATAAACTGAGCACTATTAGTGTGATGAAAAATATCTTTACTGAAGCAACTATCTCAGAAGAGATACCTACAGATTTTGGTATTTATGATTTAAGTCAATTTTTAAATGGGTTGTCTTTACATCAAAGCCCTGAGTTGGACTTTGAGAATGAGGGGCATGTAGTTATCAAAGAAGGTAGAATGCGTTCTAAGTATTTCTTTGCTGATCCAAGTGTTATTGTATCTCCACCAGATAAAGAAATTGCACTTGCATCAGAAGATGTTACTTTTAAACTTGGCACTGATCAATTAGATAAGTTGCTTAGAGCTGCAGGTATCTATCAATTACCCGATCTTGCTGTTGTAGGTGGTGAAGGGGTTGTTAAGATTGTTGTTCGTGATAAGAAAAATGATACCTCTAATGAATTTGCTGTTGTAGTTGGAGAAACTGATAAACAGTTTTCTTTTAACTTTAAGGTAGAGAATATTAAGATCCTACCAGGAACTTATGATGTTGTCCTATCATCAAAACTTTTATCAAGATTTGATAATGAAAATCAAGATCTTACTTACTACATAGCATTAGAACCTGATTCTACTTTTGGATAATGAAACTAACACAAGAAGTTATTGACAAAATTCAAGAAGCAATGTTGCATACTAAAATGAATGGTGATTTGAATTGGCAAAATGGTGATGAGATTGAAGTATCTCTTGCTGGTCATTTTGCAGCAGATAAATTCATAGTCATCCATAATAGAACACGTAGTAGTACAACTAAAAGATGAAACACATACTTTTTACATTAAAAGGATGTGACCCAGATCTTTTGAATGATAATCATCATATAAGATCTGGGTTAGTTGCTGCTGCTAGAGAAACAGGATCCAAAGTTCTTGATTGGTCAACACATTGTTTTCAACCACAAGGAGTAACATCTATTGTTCTTCTTGCGGATTCTCATATTTCAGTTCATACGTGGCCTGAGAAAGGAGTTGCGGTATGTGACATTTTTACATGTGGTTCACACACAAATCCCGAAAAGGGTGTAGAATACTTACAGAAGTGGTTCAAGTCCACTGAAATTGATTCCCAAGAAATCATTCGATCATTATGAATATCTTTGTTACTGATCCCGATCCAGTAAAATCTGCACAGGTATTACCTGACAAACATATTGTCAAGATGCCATTAGAAACTTGTCAAATGCTTTCTATTGTAGCATCTAAAAAGTGGGGGCATGACTTTGGTACATTACCTAAGAAAGATGGAACACCTTATGCCACAGAAAGAGGTGCATTTCGTAATCATCCTTGCACTATATGGGCAAATGAGACAGTAGCAAATGCACGATGGTTAATTAAACATGGTTTAGCATTATGTGAAGAGTATTCTAACAGATATGCAAAAATACAT